GATGTGGGGGAAGTCGTCCTCGTTGCACTTGAACCTCTTCTTCAAGTAGTCCAGGTAGATCTGGGGCATGTTGTACCAGTGGATCAACTTCTCCCTCATCTCCTTGAGGGCGGTCTCTATCGTCTCCAAGTAGCAGCCGGAGTCCATCTTCGGGCAGACCATCAAGGTCTCCAACCGGGCCTCGCTGAGGCTGCTATTGGGGCTGTTCCCGTAGATCTTCCTCTTCAAGTCCATGAGGTTCTTGTTCGCCCTGGTGCCGACCTCGAACTTGACGTGGGTCGTCACGTCCTCCTCCATATCGATCGCCTCCTCGGGGGTCGTCATCTCCGAGTTCGAGTAGATGAACTCGAGGAACTTCTTGATCTCCGGGGACCTCACCGACCCGTAGAGGACCTCCGGGCCGAAAAGGAGGACCTCGACCGGCATCTTCAACGGGACGAACCCGAGGATGTGGGGGAAGTCGTCCTCGTTGCACTTGAACCTCTTCTTCAAGTAGTCCAGGTAGATCTGGGGCATGTTGTACCAGTGGATCAACTTCTCTCTCATCTCCTTGAGGGCGGTCTCTATCGTCTCCAAGTAGCAGCCGGAGTCCAAGAGCCTCCTTATGTTCGACAAGACCTCCAGGACCGCCTCCTCCGGCCTGGTCAGGTCCACGATGTTGACGCTGTTGTACGCGTCCTTGATGGAGGCCACGCACATCCTCTTCTGGATCGAGAACACCGAGTTGAACTCGGTTATCACCATCTGCAGGGCCGTCTTCTTCCAGTTGATGTGGATGTTCGCCAGCTTCCTCATCCCGCTGTACATGTCGACGAACATCCTTATGGCCCTGTTCAAGGTGGTCACCGTGTTGTCACATGTGGGGGTCTTCATAAGGAACATCTTCGTGGAATCGTCCGAGCTGATCAAGGTCACCATCGACAGGTCGACCCCGAACCTCGAGAACACCTCGGTCATCAGGTGGTCCGAGTAGTCGTCGACCAGGCAGTGGATGAAGCTGCTGCCGTGCTGGAAGTTCCCCTGGCCCATCCCGGAGTGGAACAAGGAGAGCCCGGACGCCGTGGAGTACTTCGCGATCTTCCTCATGATCTCGTCCTCCTTGATCATGGTCTCCGACCAGGACTCCAGCTTCCTCCTCAG